CGGGTGCCGGAGGCGACGGGGCGGGCGGCATCTGCATCGTGATTTCAACGTGAGGCACTAAAGCCTCGCGTATCTGGCTGGTAATCTAAGGCTATGGCTCTTGGAGACATTCATATGGCGGTTACTGTAGAAGTGCCTACGGCGCTAGTGACTGCTCCGTCCGTAGCAGGCTCAAGCGGACGACCAGCGACCGTTGCTTCTGCGCCCCGCCCGACAGTGAGAACTTAAAATGGCCTTTGTTCATTCTTTTGCGGGCGTGACTCCCCCAGCGCGCTATGACGCGATTCCCTGGACTCAGGTGCGGGTTCAGGAATCTATTTTGGAGGTGGGGCCGTTCACGACAATCCAGACTTTAGCTATTCCCATTGACCCAACTCCAGATACACCTAACTCAATCAGCGTTACAACAAATGCCGCTACCCTGGAAAACGGTTGGTTTAGATTTCAGTTTCTCGATGCGGCGGCGCAGACCTCTCCTTACTCAGCGGCTACGTTCAGCCCATCACTACTTGGAGCAGAGGCGCTAATCACACTAAGTGAATATAAGACCTACAAGGGCATTGATCCGACAGATAACCGTGACGACACTAAGCTAAATCTATCTATTGCCTATGCAAGCAGGGCAGTAATAAATTATGCTGAACGAGATTTTGGTGCTATAAACATTACTGAGCAACGAACTTTTGAGTACGACGGCTCTGGTTTCCTTGACATTGATGATGCGTTGGCACTTACTCTGGTCAAGCAGGTTGTTCCGAACGGCACTGACCTCACCCTCAATGCTGACCAGTGGTATGCGCTGCCGCCGACTAGGGATGATTCCCCGGTGTTCTACTATGTAGCGTTGCCAGGCTATTCATCTAAGTTTGCTTTCTCACCTGAAATGGGCTTTGTGAGAAACTTAGATGTATACGCGGCGGAAGGCAGGCTGCATGGAACACAGCAGCTTTTCAAAGTCACCGGAACGTGGGGCTGGCCTGTTGTACCGGACGACGTTAAGCTGGCAACCATTTGGACCGTTGATGATTGGGTAAACCGCCAATCCGGAGACAACCTAACTTCAGAAGCAATTGAAGGCTACGCTAGGGGCTGGGCACCAGATGTTTCTGGAATGCCCGCGCTTGGAGTGCCCAACCGCGCTCGCGATCTACTAGCTAGATACCAAAAAGTGAACGTCTAATGGAGCTAGGATACTCAAACAAAGTAATCTCGCGTAACAGCTTCGGCCGCTTCATCGCTGAGTGCGAGCAGGCAGGCCGAGACACTGTGCGCAAAAGTGTTCAAAGGGGCGCTAGAATTTCAAGGACCCTAGCACCGATGGGGCACAAACACGACAACAGAACAATACCGCTGAAGCAGAGCATTGAATGGGAAATGACAGGGGCTACAAGCGGCCATTGGTATGCAACCGCGCGCCATGCTCTTCCTCAAGAGTTTGGGGCCACGCCTCACGTCATTACTGGTAATCCTAACCTTAGCTTTTGGTGGGAGTCGGCCGGAAAGCACTTTGTTCCCTCTTCCGTTTACTACAATATGCCGGGCGCAGTCACTACAGTTAACCATCCAGGACACGGGCCGCAGCCGTATCTGCGTCCGGCCTACGTTCAGGTGGCTGCACAGATTATGCAGGTTGCTAAACAGGAATATCCGGGCTAATGGCTATCACGGACTCTCCATACGAAGCCGTTGCTACGGCTTTGAAAACGGTGATTGACACAGAGTTTGCGGCCGAAGGCATTACCGCGATCCACGACAACATTCACGAGTCCCTGGGCGATGAGCGTGTAACGGTTGGCATTGCCCCAACTCGTGATGCGCCTTCAGATGGAAACATGGTGCAGCTTGAGTGCTGGATTGAAGTAAAGTTCTATGACTTGTGGGATAAAAAGATTTCCCCCCAACAAACCGTTAACCCGTTCAAAATCACCAAGTATGCCGAGCGGCTGCGGAAGGCTGTGCGCGGCGCGAGAGCCACTTTTCCAGGCACGACAAATGCATGGTTTTTTGATGTGATGGGCGTAGAGTACCCCAATGATCCCACCGGCAATAAAACCCGATTCGTCGTCACGCTTCGCTCATTCTCTCAAAACAGCGGACTTGTCGAGACTTCCTAGGGTTAATGGCACGCCCATAAGTATCGTATAGTTCTATGGCAAAGATTGTAAAGGCCGCAGAAGCCCCTAAGGACGTAAAGACGTTTTCGCTTGCGAACGCCGAAGTTGATGTTGCGTCTGGTTCCTTTGAAACTGACGACCGCGAAGTGCTTGCAAACGCTTCCGCCCACCCCTGGCTGACAGTTGAGGTTGAGAAGGAAGAGACTTTTGGTGCAGGCTACCGCGAAGTTTCAGTTGATCCTGATAAGGACGTACTTGGCGCTAAGCAGGGTCAGGTTGCCTTCGACAAGGATGCTATCCGAAAGACCGAAGAGGCAAAGGCTGAAAACCTTGGAACGCTTGTAGGAATTGAGGCCGGACTCAAGCAGAGCAAGAAGGTTGTAGAGGGCGACATTGCACTTACACTCGCCGCTGATGAGTCTGCCCCACGACCCGGAGATACTAAGTAATGGCTGGCCTAAGAGGAAGCACTGCATGGTTGATGGCTGCAAAGCAGTCTGCTAAGGGCACCGTAGCTACGCCTGCTGTAGCAACAACCTACAAGAACCCCTTCAGCGGCGGCAACATTGCTCCTGTTCGAGAGACAGACAACCTTGCAGAGACAGACTCTTCGCGTGATCGTGGCACTACGTATGTAACTACATCAGGTGTAGAGGGTACACCGGAGTTTTATGTTAGGGATGCCTCAATGGGCTTTTGGCTCTTTGCTACACTAGGTGCCAACGCGCCTACGGGCACCGCCCCAAACTACACTCACGTAATTACGCCAGCCAGCACGATTCCGTACATTTCTACATGGCGCAATATTGCGGATACGCTTTGGGAGCAGTACCGAGACTGCAAGGTAAGCTCGCTTGCCATTTCAGCAGAGGCAGGAGCGCCGCTTAGCGCTACCGCAAACATTAACGGACTTCAGGCAACACGCCTAACCGCCGACCCGTCGCTAGCACCAGTGATCCCACTGGCTAGCTCGCAGGTATACAACTACAACGACGCTGCGGTAACTCTAGGCGGCGGCGCTACAGCACTTGTCCGGTCGTTTGAGCTTACAATTGAAAACAATGTCTCACGCCAGCAGACCGACGACGTTGTGCCTTACGACGTTGTTGAGGGTACGCGCGAGGTAAGCCTTGGCTTCGATCTTATCTTTGAGTCGCTAACAGAATATAATAAGTTCCACTATGGCGGTGCAGCAGGAACCACAATTTCTCCGACAATCTTCACAACGTCTGCCAACTTCGTGTTCTCGCTGGGAGTAAACAACTCAATCGCGTTTGATCTTCCCAGCATAGCATATGAGGAGTTTCCAGTGGAAGCCGATCCAGGTGGGGACCCCATCACCGCTTCGGTTCGTGCAGTTGCCCAGAGAGGCGCATCTCCGGTCGTCACAGCGACCGTAAAGAATCAAACAGCTTCTTATTAAGGTGAATTAATGGCTAATCCAGCTTCATATCAGAACCAACCAGCGCCCCGTGTAGTTTCTAAGGGCACAAGCTCAAATCGGAAGTCGATTGGTTCGTGGCAGCTTAAGCCTCAGGTTCCTGTTGGACTTAAGAAAGTTAAGGCCCCTTTCTAACCTAGGGTTGCTACCTTGGGCTTGACAACGGCCGCCTCCGGGCTGCTTTTGTCGTTATAGGGGGCCTGAGGCCTCCCCTGCGGCCCGTGTAGAGCCTTCGATTAGGAGTTTAGCGCCTTGCTAGGGTTTCTTTTGATCCTGCTTAGCAGGCGGCACAGAGGTCCGTAGCCTAAAGGTATGAATAGGCTCGATGCTGCTGCTGACAGGCTTGAGACAGAGATTGACCATCTTCTGCTACAGGTGGAATCTATTACTCAATCAGAACAGCTAGACGACTCTCACCTTGAGCTTGCAGTAAGCCAAGCAAAGCGTGTTCGCAGGGATGCTACACTGATCTTAAAGTTACTCGCACAAACGCGGGACAACCTACAGTCCTAGGAGGACACAAGGAAATGCCTGAAACAGCAACCAAAGCACCAGCAACATCAGTACAGGCCGGACGCAAAACTTCCAAGGCATCTTGGAAGAAGTCAAAGGTTCACGAAAACATTACTACGCCTTCTGGGTCTGTAATTTCTCTCCAGATTCCTAACCTGCCAGCGCTTGTGCGGGCCGGGCAGCTACCTAACCACTTGATTGAAGTGGCTACCGGAGTTTCAAATGGGTCTACTGCGATTACGCCTGAGCTTTTTGGTAAGCAGGCAGAGTTTACAAACAAGCTTGTCTCGTTAGCTGTAGTTGACCCAGAGTTAACAGAGGAAGAGGTTGAAGAGGTTGTCCCTTACGAGGATCAGGAATTTATTGTGGAAATTGCGACGAGGCAGCGCGATCTTGACGCGGTGGGCCGACACATCGGCGGCCTGCATACGCAGGATGAGTTCCGTAAGTTTCGTAACCTCACCATTGGCGATGAGGGTCTACCGAGTTTTTAAAGCAACAAAGGCCCCACTACCAATTCTAATTGAAGAGGACGAGGTTCTAGATTACTTAGCAAAGGAGGCTCTGGTAATCAAGGACCACACAGAGCAAGAAGAAGCTAGAAAGAAGAAAGAACGTGAAGATTGGAAGAAGAACAAACCCGGCAGTGACCCACCAACAGCCCAGGCGCTAAACTAGAACAATGACAGAAGTTGGTAGAGCAGAAGTAAATGTAGAACTAAACGACCGTGGCCTTGCCGGAGGATTACGCAAGGCTGAAGCCCAATTCAAAAACACGGTTGAAAAGATTGACCGGATGAAGGGCGATGCTGATGTAGGGATTAACGAGGCAAAGTACAAGGCTGAGCTAGCTAAGGCTAAAGCAGCATTCCAGCGTACAACTGCACAGATTGATGCAATGCGGGGAGAGGCCAAGCTTTCTGCAAATGTACACGATCTAAAAAGGGACCTTAGAGAGGCGCAGCTTCTTGTAAAGAAGTGGGAAAAGGATGTAAGGGACGCAGCAAAACAAGATGATGCCCGTTCGGCAGCGAACAAGCGCCGCGCTCTTGGTAGGGCACAGGTTGAGCGTGATCGAATCAAGATGGAGCTTGATGGCGAGGCCGAGCTTCTTAGGCAGCACAAGCTAACTACCAAGGAAATTAGTTTACAAAACAGAGAACACCAGGAATCGTTAGGGTATCAAGAGCGCAAGGTTGCTTTATCGGAGCGATATAAAACTAGCGAGGCTAAAGGCGCTCATCAAATTTTAGTTTTAAAGCAGCAGTGGAGTAAACTAACCGATGAAGTAGAAAAGTACCACTACGCTAGAAAAAAGACGCTTGTTGGGTCTGAGGCGCGGTTTAAAATTGACCTTGATGAAGATGCGGCCCGCGCTAAGATGGTCAAAATTAAGCGCGAGCTTGAAGTGCTTGGCGGGAATCCTCCGGTAGGGATTGCAATTGACACTGACGTTGACCGGGGACGCATCAACCGGGCCATGTTTAATCTTAAGCGCCGCCTTACACAAGGACTTGAGAAGGCTGGCAACATTGGTAACCTGCGACTAAATATCGGCCCCATTTCCGGAACCGTTAAGACGCTGATGGGCGCGATGGCCGCGCTCTCGCCAGTGATTACAAGCGTAATTGGAGGATTAGGCTCGTTAATCGGGACTGTTGGTGCTGCTACTACGGCGACAGCGTTCCTAGGCGGTGCACTAATCACAGGACTTGGGGCGTCGTTCCTAGGAGTACGCGCGGCCTTTAAGCCATTTATTGCTGACTTTGCACAAGGAACCAAAGCTGCTGAGGCCTATCATACGGCAGTTTTGAAATATGGCGCTGGTTCAAAAGAAGCAGCAAAGGCTTTAGAGAAGCAGCAAAACGTTATGAAGAACATGAGTCCCGAGGCTCGCAGTGCGGCAACCTCATGGGGCAAGCTAACGGCCGCCTTTAAGGAGGGCACCAAGGAATCAGCGTCTAGTAATTTTGGAAAAGTTGTTAAGGGTGCTGTAGAGGGTGCTAACAGCATCATGCCTGCCTTTATTCAGAATACGAATAAGGTCATGGACATTATGGGGCAGGAGTCTAAGGGTTTCTTTGGTAAAATTCTTAGCGGACAAGGTGGCGCAGGCCTAAAAAACATTTTTGCTGGATTCCAGGCTGCTCTTCCAGCGCTGCTTCGCGGCGTAAGTGCGTTTACGGGTGGGCTATTGGGGGGCTTTGGAAAGGCCGCAAAGTATCTCCCTCAGCTTACCGGAGGTTTTCAACGACTAGGCGAAAAGTTTGGAAACTGGACAGGCTCAGATAAGTTTACAAACGACCTACAGCGATGGATGGGAATGGCAAAAAGCCTAACGTCACTATTCGGAGCCGCCGGAAGAGTAATTATGCACTTCTTCGGTGCTGGGGCTGGCGAGGGAAAGCGGTTCATGGACGATATGACGCGCGGCCTGAATCGCTGGGATGAATCGCTAACAGGCGGCGGCAAGGATAAGGCGACAGAATTCTTTAGGAAGTCTGTAGATGGAATCGAAGCATTTGGTCAAGCCCTTGGGCCAACTATTAGAGCATTTGTCCAGTGGTCTACTGCAATGATGCCAGTTACTACCGGCATGTTAACTGCGGTTGGCGGCATTACTAACTTTATTAGCCAGATTATGAGGATTCCTGGCGCTGCGTCGGCGGCTGGGGCCGCCGGTATGGCCTTTGTTGCTGTGTTTGCTCTAGGTAAAATCGCCGCAATCGCAAACGGAATTCTTAGGGTTGCAGCGGCACTTAAGGCGGTTGCCGCTGGGCAGGGGCTTGCAGCCGCCGCTGGAATTTTGTCGTCTAAGGGCGCTGCGGTTGGGATGGGGGCTGGGCTTGCTGGTGATGCAGCAATGCTAAAGAAAGCCAAAGCCGCCGAAAATGCCGCAAAGGCAACCCGAACGCTGGCCGCCGCTGAAGGTGTGGCCGCAGCAGCAATGGGTGGAACGACCGTAGCAGCGGGAAGCGGAGCGGTGGCTCTACTTAGTACAGTTGCGCGAGCAACTGCGGCAGGGGCTGCCCTAACTGGTCTAGTTGGAACAATGGCATTAGCGGGCAAGGGAATCAACTCCATTTTCTATGCGGGAGCAGATAAAAGAGGAAATCTTCTTGAAAGTTCTAACGCTGCTGGTGAATCTCTTAAGAAGTTAATTCCTATTTATGGTAATTTAAGAACCGCCTCGCAGGGACTTGGAATTGCTACAGCGCGAAGTGGTCTATCGGTTAAAGAGGCCGCTAAAAACTACGAAGCTCTGCGTGGCCATGCCGGAGCAACTGGCGCACTTCTTGATCTAAGAGAAGCAACAATGCAGAATGCCCAGGCACAGGCTACATGGCGGCGTCATGCGGATATGACGATGAACCGGGTAAACGCACAGGCGGCGTCTGCTCGGAAACGCCGTGATGATTATGTTAAGGGCCTAACTGACGAGCAACGTAACACTGCGATGGCTCAGAAAACCATTGCTGAGTACAATAATGCAGTAGTTGCAACGAGTAACCGCGCGGGGGCAGCAGCAGCAAACCTAGCAAGGGGATATAGAGGACTGGCTCCGGTTATTGGGGCTGCGGAGCAGCAGCTAGGTAACTTGGCGAGACAGGGTAAGGGTGCTGCCAATATTGCTTCAAAGATTGCGGTTGAGTTTGAGGCTCCTAAGGATGTTGGGGCCATATCGCGCTCTGCCAAGAACGCACTCTCACAGGGCGTTAAGGGCGGTGTTGTGTTTGATATTGTCGCTAACTCTAAAACCGCTGAAGAGGCTATTCGTAGAATTAATAGAGAAAGAATGGAGGCTAAAAAGGTACAAATCGCCGCTAAGGACGCGGCTTCCGCAGTTGTGCGAGTAGCGCAGGGCGTAATAAACCGGATGCGAGGTAAAACAGTCAAGGCGGCGGCAACAGATGGAGTAACGGCGGTAATCGCGGGTGCAAAGAGGGCCGTTAGCTCACTTAGGGGTAAGACCGTAAAGGCTTCAATCATTGACGGAATTTCGGGCGCTATCGGTGGAATTCAGTCCATGATTAACTCCTTGCACGGAACCGCTGTAGGTGTTTCGGTCAACGTTACTAAAACTGTTAATACTGTAAGCAGAGCGCTACCAACAAAAGCTACTGGTGGACCTAGGGCTGCTGCTGCTGGCGACCGACCGGGCATGGGGCCAACGGCCGGGAAGATGGTTGCAGCCTCAAAGACCGCTCAAAATAAGCGGGTCGGCAGCACTCGCGGCGGAAAGTTCGTAACTCCAACATTTCTTGTTGGAGAAGAGAGCATGTACCCAGAAACTGTCATTGCTCACAACCCGGCGTACAGGCAGCGCAACACCCGCTTTTTACAAAGCGCTGCGAACAGCTTTGGCTATGATCTTGTTGAAGCTGCCCCAACTGGGCGTAGGCCACCCCCTCGCCGGGGCGGAGCGCCACCCCCTCGCCGGGGCGGAGCGCCAGCAACTAAATCTGCGGCACCACGGTATCCGGTTCCAAACTACATTAAGTTTGCCTCAGTTGAAGAAGGCCCACTTCAAGAAAGGTTTACTACTACCCAAAGCAGTTATCGAGAAGCGAATAACCGATACAACGCCCTAAGAAAGAAAATTCCAAAGCTACACGGTAGAGAGCGCGGCGCGGCCGTTAGAGAGCGTAATTTAATTAAGGCAGCCCTTCCCGCAAAGAAGAGAGCATACGGTCAGGCTAAGGCTAATTACGATGCAATTCATAGAGTTAACCAACAAATGGAAACACTTACATCACAGGCTAATGCAGAGAGAACGAAAATGCAGTCCGCTGCGGATAAGAAGCCGCCGAACGGGGACGCCTGGCAGCAAGCCAAAAATACACGGGGGGGCTTTCTCAACCAACTAAAGACGCTGTATGAGCAAGCAAAACGTTATGCTAGCGGCTCTTTCCAAGCTAAGATTGATGAAAACCTACAAACTACTATTGCTGATATTCAAACAAACGACCAAGACGCTATCCCGCCTCCCCCCGAAAAGGACGCGCCCACACTGGACAACTATATTGCTCACTGGGGAATGACGGGCGAGGGCCAGGAAATTAAAATGCGGCAAGCAATTGCTGGAACTACTGCTGATCCAGGCGACGATAGGGCGTGGGCGGGCGCGGCAGTCAATTTCGCACAACGAGTCTTTAACAACGCTCAGGGAACTGGCAACAGGCCGATTATTACTGAAGCTGCTGAAGCCCTTAAGAGTGCTCAGGACTCTCAAGGCTCTGCAAACTCTGCGACTGCCGATGAGTCTGCAATCAGCGCCCAAAAGGATACTAGAATCGCTACTCTAGAAAATGAAAACGCCATTAACAGGTCCTTTGCCCAAACCGCCGGTGGCCCCGGAGATATTGGCAGCGGGGCTTTCGGCTCTGGTAGACAAGCAGCCCAGTTTGGCGCGGGCGGAGGATCACCTAGCATTGTTATCAACGCGCTGCACCCAGGCGATCCTAATGTTTACAGGGCTATTGGAAATGCTGCCGCTGTGGGCTTTGGTTATCAGGGCGGCGGCGGTAACCCACGACAGGTTTCAGGATACTAATGGCTGATCGAGTTAGAATCGGAACATTCCAAAGAGGGGGGCGCTTCTCAACTATCCTCGACCTAAACGACGGCACAGTCTATACCTTCATTAGGGACGCTTTTAAGATTAATCCTTCTGAAAAGACTCAGCTTCAGTCTACATCAGATAGACGATACGGCGGCTCTGTCATTGCTGGGGAGACTAGCGCAAACGGCAGCATTGAAACCTCTTGGTATGTCAGGGGCGCGTCTGCTGACGACACTCTGGTAAAGGTTGAGTCGCTGCTAGCGCAACTTGAGTCGGTGGTCCCAAACCGCTTTATTGAGTGGCGGCCTGAGGGCGCTACAAGGTCAATTTATTACGAGCTTAGGGGTCCCGGTAAATGGACACCAGAGTATAAGTGGATTACGTGGCAGGCTCAGAAAGTGCTTCAACTCGGAGGAAGTTTTCAAATTGGCCCGCTGGCTTTGGGTGATCCTATGGACATTCTCGACGACTTCAGCGTGGACTCAATCGCGGATTACACGCTGTTGAGCGGCAGTGGTGTCAGCGTCACGGGCGGCGAGCTAACGCCGACCAGCACGGTCAACAAGAGGATTCGGCACACCGCGCGGGGCTACTCCTACGAGGATGTTCAGGTCACCAGCGAGGTCGTGTTCGGCACGACCGTCGCCAGCTATGAGGGCCCGCCTGCCGTGAAGATTCTCGATGTAAACAACGCGCTGTGGGCTACTTATGAGGGCGGCTTCCTGCGGATTTACAAGATGGATGCCAACGTGAACACGATTTTGGCTGGGGTGGCTGTGACCGCTCCCGCTGCGGGGGATCGGCGCTGGATCAGGCTACGCATAGAGGGCAACGTCGTTACCGCCGAGTGGTGGACAAGCGTCCCGACGCCACTCGGGACACCAACTAACACCGTCAGCTACACGCTCACCGGAGCGGACGCAACGAAGTTCGGCGCCGGTGTCTCCGGTGGTGTTGGGTTGTGGTATTGGGCTCCGCACTCGTCACTCACTAGTGGCCTGGATTCGTTTACCGTAGAGCCTTGGACGTATCAAAGCGTTGTCCTTCCGCAAACCATCAGGCTTGGTGGGAATATTCCAGGCACTGCTCCCGCTAAAAGCGATGTAGCAGTAACAACGACCGGCACAGCAAAGGCATGGGCCTTACTTGCGTGGGCACCCCAGAACGCACTACAAAGCTTTGTTTGGAATGGAGACTTCGAAGGAGACACTGATGGGTGGTCCCCCGCAGCAAGCGCATTTACAACAGCCTCAACGATCAGTCATGTTACGGCAAACTCGCCTAAGTTTGGGAATGGTGTAATGCAAGTAGTAGCGCCCGGCGGCGTAGCCAACGCGGGTGCCTTTTTTAGACTATGGACGAAGCCCCTAAAGCGGGGCCGGACCTACACAGCCTCTGCTTGGGTTCGGGCTGCTACGGGTACTGCGACAGCACAGCTTTTTATTGGCTCAACGAATACTACAGCCGATTCTACTTTGAGCACTGCTGTCGCCCTTTCTCCAACTTGGACAAAGCACACAGTAACTTGGACACCTACAGCAGACCGCCGCGACGCGCAGGTCGGTCTTAGAATTCCAGGCCTCGTAGCGCAAACCTACTTTGTAGATGGAGTTAGCGTTTATGAGGGCACAGCAGAGCCTTCTCAATACCCACAAGCTGAGGGTAGGGGCGGAGAGCCTACACTGGGGCTAATTGAAGCAGAAAACTACGACGTAAGCGACATATCAAGCTTTACTCAGCTAAACGACGGGTCAGCGTCATACTCGTCCGGGGGGCGGGCGCGGTGGTCTACCTCTGGTGCTGGAACCGGAACCCTAAGCTACTATCTAGACCCAAACCTTATTCCGCCGGACGATTTCTCTATGATGGATCAGCGTGTAGAGGTTTGGGCTAGGGTTGGCTATTCTGATTCTCATGTAAATCCAAGAGTAGTGACCTCTCTGCTCTCGGCAGAAGGAGCGATTTACTCAAACCGGAGATATACTGAAGAATATGGAAGCCAAGGAAAGCTACTCACACCAATCGCGCCTGGTGGGTCGCAGAGCTTTAGAATTGTTCGCTTGGGCACACTAACTCTCAGTTCAGACCCTGTTAACCCCGCCCGCTGGAAGCTGTATTGCAGCTTTGCTGTTGGCCCCGGCTCCACGGGAAATTTGGATGTAGACTACTTTGTGCTGGCCCCAGTACGCAGACGCGCTGTTAGCCCTACTGGAAAGGTGGCAGACAATTATACGTACCCCTACTTCACTCCCTCTACGGCGGAAACTACAAAATGGATTATGAGCGATGGATCGGGGGCACTTCAGCCGCCCGCATCAAACTCTATGTTTCCAGATCATAGCTTGGGTGGACAGCTTATCGAGTTTCCGCCTGGGCCTATCAACTTGCTAGTAGACACTACTGCGCTGTTCGTACCAGACGACCCAACGCTACGGGCCGGTAGTGATAGTTACCCGCAAACTGTTTCTGTTCATGCGCGCATTCAGCCGCGCTATTTCTTAGGCAGGGGTAACTGATGAGCAGCTTAGACGTAGCGATCTCTCTTCAAGCTCTTGACGGTAGTTGGGAAATTTGTGGAAGGGACAGAGTTGCACACGTTGATCCAGAATCCCTAAATACAACCTATTCAACTTGGGGTTCAGACACAGCAAGCTTCACTTTAAAGAGGAAGGCAGGCGATATTTGGCCCGACTTGTCTGCGTTTACCCCTGTCGAAATTGAGATTGGTGGTGTTGCTGTTTGGAGCGGTCGCATTAAAGAAACTCCAACCACAGGCGGCGGCGATTCTCAAGCGTCTGTTCAGTGTGCTGGCTGGCATTATCACCTAGAGGACGATGTGTTTGAGAACACATATGTCCATACAAAGCTTGCTGATTGGAAGGATATGCGTACAATGCCGAACGCAACTTTGGGCACTAATAATGCTTTTGCGGGCGGGCAAGTCACCGGTGAGGGCGGTACCATTCAGCTTGCCTTTCCAAACGGTACCTCTCAGGTGGCAGGTACCCACGTCGGAGTAGTGCTTGACATGGGAGAATTTTCTGACACGGCTAAGGCGATTTCTGTTGATTATACGGCTTCGGGCAACCACGGTAACGCTTATCTGTATGGAAGGGGCGCAACTAGCCCCGATATTACAAGCTGGGGAGCCGGAATTACCGACGCTTTTGTTATTACTAACGGTGCCGGTGTAAGCGGAAACGTCACAGGAACCCTGGGGTCTGGTTATCGCTATATTCAATTGTTTATGTGGTCAGGCATTACTGCAACCCCTGGTGCTGACGTGTTTTTTAAGATGAATGGAATTCGCGTGTACTCAAACATTGCTTATGAGGCAGGTCAGCGTTCCGCTTTGAGAGCAAGCGACGTTGTTAAAGACGCTACTGAGCGGGCTACTAGATTCGTTACACCGCTAGTGGCCCCACAAAGCCTTGTAGCCGAAATCTTGTCGGACCAACCAATGCATTATTGGCCGCTAGATGAGTCCGGCGGTGTTACTGTTGCAGACGATTACAAAACTACAATTGACAGCACAGCAACGCAGCTTACTCACTACAATAGTCCCTCCACCACGGCGGCGCTAAATTCTGATGCGAATTTACAGCAGTGGGCAAAAGCTTATACTGCCGGAACATCAACCTACACAGGAGAGCCTGCCGCGTCCTCAGGAAGGACTACTTACAATTCTGGGTCGCTAGAGTGCCTGATCCGGACCAGCGATGTTACAGGCACAACCCAAATGATCTGTGGAAAACAGTATGCATTTACCATTTTTATGGACGCAAATAAAATCAAAGTATTCGATTACGCAGTTGGTTGGCGGGATTCACTTTATACCATCAATGACGGCAAGGTTCACCACATTATTGTCACTTGGGTTAGTGGTGTTGCGAATTCAATGAAAATATATATTGATGGAACTCTCCGCCTTACTTCACAGATTACCATTACCGCCCACACGTCGCGTTTTACTATTGGGGCCTCCGACAATGCCGGGGCAGGCTATCAGTTCTTCACTGGAACTGTTGATGAGGTTGCTGTTTACAATTATGTAATGAACTCTGCCCTTGTTCTAGCGCACTATAACGCTGCACTAGGACGCCCCTTCGGAAGAATTCAACGAACAGCGTTCAACATTCCCGAATTCTCAATGGAAGGTAATAAAACACCCAAGGAAACCATCGAAGCGATTAACGCCTTTCATAATTATGTCGCTAGGGTTGAAGTAGACCAAACAATTACCTTTAAACCAACACCACCCTCTCCCCTTCTTGAAATCGGGCCTTGGGCAGGCGCAGAGTTCAACGACGCCTCAGCTAACTCTTCCGAAGAAATTTACAACCGGGCCGTTGGAGAAGGTACAGGCCCAGATGGACTGCCAGTGAGAATTTATCGCGGAGCAGGGCAAGTGTCCCCCAATACCGATGAAAATGTTACCAACCCTGTTCCGTTAAATCCAAGCTTTGACACTTCGGCCCTGAGTTGGGGGTATTTTGGAGGAACTACCCTCGTTAGAGACACGGGCATATTTCAATCCTCTCCGGCATCAGGTAAGTTTTCAGCTACTTCTGCTGTTGTGATTCCTAATGGTTCACAACTGTACACGTCATATTCAGGATCAGAGTTTTTCTATCCTTGGTTAGTTTATACTGTTACTTGGTACGACAGAGTTGTAACGTCCGGAGGGAACTGGACATTAAATTATAGGTTTGGAAAAATCAGCGCGGGGGTTGGCGGACTACCGCCCGATTACGTAGAATCAACTATAGTTGATTCTACTTCGGGGGGAGCCTGGGTTAAAAAATCTCTGACTTGGCAGCCCAGAACAGTCTATCCTTCCACTGACATTACGTTTAATTTTACCAAAACGGATTCAGTTGGTATCGCTCCCGCTGATTCACATTACTTCATTGATACGCTAAACCTAACAGTGAGAAAGCCAACCCTCGCAGACCGACGAAGCTTTGTTAAAACAAAAATCCTCCCTGTGACAGCGGCAGTAACAACCACTTCGCTCACGCAGATTGTTAATATTTATCTAGAAAGCCGTAAAATGACCCCGTTGAAGGGAGAAATGAAGGTAACAGGCCAGAACGGAATACGAACGGTGATCGGCGGCCAGTCTGTTGCGCCGCACGAGCTAGGGCAGAACGTTGGCGAGCTTGTGCGGCTAAGCAACACTATTGATCCTAACGCTGGTCATGTTGGACGTGACGGTCAAATTGCTTCGGTTGCCTACGACCACTCTACTCGCACCGCTACGGCCGCCATTGATAACACCCGCGACAACTTCGAAGCCTTCCTAGCAAGGCTTGGTGTTGTAACCGGGCAAACTGCGAAGTAAGGTGCTACACTAAAGCTATGGCTTCCAAATACGTATACGTAGATGATTGCCCTTGTCCTCGGCAGTTGGCCCCTATCCTTCTTGAAATAAAAAAGGAAACAGGAGTCAGCTTTAATTCTATCTACCGTGGCACGGACGCCCGCGCCATGCTCAACGCAAAGGGCAAGAAAGATCAGGCCTGGCTCTACGCAAACCTCCCTCGCGGGGTAGCTAATCCTCCGGGGGTTTCTACTCACGAGCTTAGGAATGACGGCGTAGCCTACAAGGGCTGGCGAGGAATGCCCCTCCGCTTCTGGCAGTGCGGCCTAGATATTAACGGCTCGCAAACCTTTGTTAGGGCGGCGGCTAAGCACGGCTTTGTTGCTACAATCACCTACCCTACAAGCTCTGTCGAGCGCCACCACGTAAACTTCCGCAAGCAGCCCAAGCTAAACTTACGTCCCACACTTTCAAAGGGCCACAAGAATTACTGGAACTGGCAGCTTGCTAAGAAACTTCAGTATCTGGGCTACTTGCCAAAGAAGCTTGGTCACTCTCCTTGGGTGTTTACGCTTCAAGTAGAAAAGGCGGTCATGCTCTACCAGAAGCATCACAAGCTCGTGCAGGACGGTAAGGTAGGCAACTACACTTGGTTCCAGATTACAACCTCTGTCCGTAACAAGCAGCAGAAGGCAAAGTAATGGCAAACTGGTACGACAACGAAGCCCAAGTAAACAGGGTACGGGCGCACCTTGATTGGTTCGACCGCAAGCACAAGAACATCCTTGGCACCCCTGCGATTGCTAAGACCGGCCCGGTAGATGCGCGGCTGAAGCGCGCTATCAAGGACGCTAAGTATTGGCGCGGCTATCCCGATGCTGCACTTACTTGGGGAACCGACGTTGACCAAGAATTTATTGATCGTCTACACCAGCTTTATATTGGTCCGCGCGTTTGGGCGAGGCGCGGCTACAAGCGACGTGTTCGTAGAAGCATCGCTAGGGTTACTAGCGGACAAACCAATGAGCGCGGCGTTAAGCTGGTGGCAGAGTTTGAAGGTTTCTACCCTGGGCTTTACAACGACCCGGTAGGGCACTGCACTGCTTACTACGGGCACCTTGTTCACTACGGCAATTGCACACAAGCTGACTACGGCAAGTGGCCCAAGCTGTCCCAGACGGCCGCACTGAAATACCTGCGCCAGGACCTTAAGACGTATGAAGCAGGCGTAAAAAACCTTGTGAAGGTCCCACTTACTTCTAACCAGTTTTCAGCCTTGGTGTCCTTTGCGTTCAATGTCGGCGTTGGAGGTTTAGGCGAGTCTACATTACTAGCTAAACTCAACAACAAAGACTACGCGGGGGCATCAAGCGAATTTGACAAGTGGGTAAAGGCCGGAGGCCAAACACTTCCGGGGCTTGTTCGGCGGAGGAACGCAGAGCAGGCTTTGTTCAACGACAGGAGCTAAAATGGGACCTAATTCATACAAGCCAACCAAGAAGGTTATTGCTGCGGCCGTCACAGGAATTCTAGTGGTAGTGGGTCATGGCATTGCATCCGGAGGATTCGACGCAACAGAGTGGGGAGAACTAGTCACTCTAGGGATTGCACTAACTGGCGCGTACCTACGCACCAACGACGACACAGCAGGCGGAGTACCAGAGTAAACCTCAACTTGGGGGTGATCGAAGTCTCGCAGCGGCCCGCCTAGGTGGGCCGTTTGCGTGCTACTATGGGTAGGTGCAGTATTTGCTACTTACCCTTTCTCTATTGCTTGGACTGGTGATCCCATTTAATGATTAACGTAATTGTTGGTATTTTGCTTGTGTGCCTAGCCTACATCATTGTTGTAGCGCTAACCGGCTCAGGTGTTCTCGCGCTTGTTATTGCCTTGCTTGTGGCCCTGGGGTTCTTTCACTATGGCCTTTAAGTTATACAC